GCATCGCACGGCGCGTGAACCCCTGACCGATGTTCTTGCGGTCCGCGCGCGTCGTCTTCATGTCGGGTACGTCCTGTTCACGTTCGGCTTGCCCTTCTTCCCTAGCTCCTGGGGAAGCAGCGCCTTCTTGCCCGTCGCCGGGCCGGTCGCCTTGTCACCCTTCGCGCCGACGCCGCCCTTGCTGTTCGTCGGGCGCACCGAGGGGTGCAGGTGGTCATGGTTCGCGGCGCCAAGAGCCCGGAAGCCCGTCGCGTAGTCCGCGTGCTGGTAGTTCCCGCCATCCGCCGACTTCTTGCCGGTGTTCAAGCCGGGGAGTCCGCGTGTCCGGGACTTGCCGCCGAATCCAGCGTGGCCCGGAATGAACGAGCTGTTGCTCGGAGCCGGGTTGGTGCGCCCGAACGGACCAGCCGCCGAGGGCCGCGCCGCGCTCGGGACGCTGATGACCGCCTTCTTGCCGCCGACCGGGGGGCTCTCGCCGCCACCAGGAGGCAGCCGGCGCCCCATGAAGCTCGATACCTGCTTGCCGAATCCGGGCTTCGGCGGAATGTGTCCTCTCATGGTCGTCTCCTCCTTACTCGGTCTGCGAGCCGCGGAACCCGTCAGGGTTCGCCGCGGTCATCGTGCCTTCGATTTCAGAGCCTAGCTTCCCGGTGCCGCTCGTGCCCGGCTTCGTTCCGGGCGCTGTCGGTGTTGCCTTCGTCGGACCACCAGGAGCCGTCGCCGGCCCTTCTGCTCCTGGCTTCGTAATCGCGCCCGCCTGGGCCGGAGGCGCTACGGGAGGCACGCCCTGTCCAGGCGGTCCCTGCATCGCCGGGGGCTTCTCGTACTTGGACGGATCGAGCCGGATGGCGCGCATCATGTCGTCCATGTACTTCACCACGTCGTACTTGCTGTCGAACGCCATCAGCAGTGCCGGGTTGGTCCCGAGGCTCTGCAGGAAGGTGGTCAGGCGGCCGAACAGCTGCGCGGAGTCCGCGAGCTGGCGAAGTCCCTTCACGTCGAAGCGGATCGCCTGCGCCATCATCACGAAGCGCTCGGCGGCCGGCATCGCCTGGAGGATCAAAGCGCGCTCCTCCCCGATGATCTGAACGACCTCGGGCTCCAGGAAGTCATCGACGTACTGCCACAGGGTCATCCAGGAGAGTTCGAGGATCGGACATACAGCGCCGCGCTCGAAGAAGGACGAGATCGAGCCGAACAGCCCGACCGAGGCCGCAGAGGTCGCGTTGACCTCAGTCGCCTTCACGTCCTTCTGCGGGAGGACGCCTTGCGCGGTGTCAGGCAGAGCGGTCGCTATCTGGAACTGCCCCTTCTTCTCCTGCACCATCTCGACCGCGAACTGCGGCATCTCGCCGGAGTCCACGCGCTCCAGGAACTTCTCGGTCGGCGTTGCGCCATCCTTGAGGACAGCGGTGTACCCCTGCGGGATACCGTCAGCGATCTCTTCCGGGTTCTCCAGCATGCCCGGCTTGACCTGGCGAATACCCCATACAGAAGCGATGGCGCCATCCAGCATGAGGTTGTCAAGCTCATTCTGAGCGCGCACGACCGGGACCGCGTGGTCCGCAATCGCCTTGTGAACAACGGAGAGCGGCACCCGCAGCAAAGGACAGGAGACGAACGGGCGTCGGCCGTGCCAGAAGGGATTGGGCGTCGGCGGTCGAAGGAAGCGACGTGTAACCGAGGTCGTCACCAGGGAGTTGCGGAGGAGGAGCTTGCCGGTCCGCATATCCACGATGTCGCCCCAGGTCTCGCGCACGCGAGGCAGGTTGGCGAAGATCACCGTGGTCGGGTAGTCCTGGTCGTTGCGGCGCCGCTTCTCGTACTCGGGTTGCGTGCCGCCGATCGTTCCCTGGTTCCTGGTGTTCGCGATCTCGTCGATGACCGCCGGATCGTAGTCCGGGTTCGCACGAAGGTGCTCCAGGGTGACGGACTTCTCGTGAATGTCGAAGACGTTTTGCCCGGAGGGATCGGGGTAGAAATCCTCCCATGGGATCAGGTCGATGGCGAGCCGGAGCGTCGGGACATTGACCTGGCGAACCTGCACCGACCCGGAGGAGTAGTCCGTCGCGGCATCGGCGGTAGTCTCGGTCGGGTTGCCGGATTCCAGGAGGAACTGCATCCGGTCGGCCAGCACGGCGTAGACCTTGAAGGTCGCGACCGCTTCGTGGATCGCCATCTTCGCCGCGTCGTTCATCACGAGGGCGAAGTTGCGGAGGTTGTCCACGTAATCCCCCGGCATGTAGAGCCGGTTGAGGTAGAACTGGAGCCACTTGCGGATGTCCACCGGGTCGAAGGCTGCCGCTCCGAGGCCGATCGGCTGGATGTCGAACCACTCGGCGGTCTCCGCGAACGGAGCGGCGAAGCTGGCCGCTATCCGCTCGACCGCCATGGGGTAGTCCGGCATGAAGTCCTTGGATTGGTGCTTCATCTTGTGCGACCAATCCTGCCGACCGTGAAAGAAGTTCCAGTTCTCCTTGTTCCGCGAGATGCGCGTCCACCGGGCCGTGTAGCTCATGCTCCGGTAGTTCTCGATCGCGGTCAGGATATCCTGCTCGGACTGCAAGTTGCCGTCTGCGTCCTTGGACAGCAGCGGCGTGTGCATCGGGTTCGCGCCCCCGGCGGGCTGAAGGTCTTTCCCGGCTGATCCGGGAATCTGCTTATCGTCGGGCATCGTGCTCACCTCCGAATCGGTAGCTCACCTGCTTGATCTTGGGTGCAGGTCTTCCCGATGCGGAAGCCCGTGTTGCCGGTTCACGATACGTCGCCATGTACCCGAACCCGTCAGACCAGGAGGTCCGGCGAAAGTACGGGTCGCGCTTATTCGTGGTCTTCTTGATCTTGCCGTCCTTGCTGCGGACGACCTGCTCGAAGTCTGCGATCGTCTCGGCCATGCAGGGAGCGAGTTCGGTCCTCACTCGGCCCTGAGAATCGCGCATCAGGGCGTTGACCGAGTTGATCCGGTCCTGGATGTTCGGGTTGGACTCCGGGACGTGCATGCGGATTCCCAGCTGGCGACCCTTCAGCCCCTCCATGAGGAGCGTGTAGTTCGATCGCCCGGTCTGCCCGCGGTTCTTCCCGGTCGCGTCCCCGTACAACCACACCTCGGCGCCGTGGGCCGGGAACATGCGCCCGAACTCCTCGGCCATCTGGACCGGCCCGGCGTCCGTCTCGATCGTCAACTCGGCCATCCCTCGGTAGATCGGGTAGCCCTTCTCGCTCTGCAGCTGCCAGACGGTGCTGCCCATGGGCTCGACGTTGAAGTCCAGGCACCAGATGAGGGGCAGCCGCCAGTCGAGGTGCTTCTGGCGGGAGAGGACCGGGTTGACGTGGATCATGCGGTTGAACGACGGGTAGGCGCGAGCCCCGCCGGCAACCTGGAGAAGCTCGCCGTTCAACCGGATGCGGCGCTCGATGCTCCCCTCGGGCCACATCGCTTCGAGCCGCGCGATCTCGTCCCGCGGAATGTGCGGGTTGTCGTAGATGCTCGCCGTGAAGACGGCTAGGCGGTCGCGGTTCTTCCCTTCGATCCACGGCTGGAACTTCTTGGGGAACAGCCAGGAGATTCCCTCGACCGTCTGGCCCTCGTCAGGCAGCAGCGTAGCGGCACCGCGCACCAGGAGGCGTGTGCCCGCCTCGATTCGGATCGCGCACTCGTTGTAGACGCTCTCGGTCGGCGGCTCGTCGTACAGGACCGCGGTCTTGCCGACGCCGTAGAACGACGCCTGCCCCTGGTCGCAGGACTTGAACCCGCCGATGCTCCCGTTCTTCAGGCGCAGGATGCTGTTCCCGGCGTGCCAGTGAGCGATCTCGTGATCCGGGATGAACGGACGGTGCGCGCCCGAGGAGACGTAGCCGTTGTTGAACATTTTGGCCTGCATGATGTCGCGGCTCGACCCGAAGGTCGGGCTGACGATCCACACGTTCACGGCCTTGTCGTAGATCACGATCCCTTCGCCGCAGTACGCCGCCTTCGGGTTCGGGTTGCCGAAGCGGAGAAAGGACGAGCCCCACGCGGCCAGGGCGTCAGACTTGCCGATCCGGTTCGCGCCAGAGTACCACGCCTCGTCCAGGGTGCAGTCCAGGAAGTCGGCCTGCGCCTTGAAGGGCTCGAACAGCGCCAGGGGGTCGTCGGCGCGCCGGCGCTTCGCCTCATCTAGGGCGAGCGCGGCGTAGAGGAGGTCGCGCCTCACTTCTGGCACTCCTGGATCGCTTCCGGGACGATGCCGTCACTCGGAAAGCGGAAGCGGTACTCCTCGTAGAAGGGCTCGGTGCTCTGCTTCGGCATGACGGGCGCGCACTGGAGGATGCCGCTAGCGTTCCGCTTGCATAGCAGCTCCGGGCAGCAAGACGGATGATACGCCACAGACCTCATGGCGACGGAGCACCCGAGCAC